AGCGAGTGTTGGGTTCATCTTCATTTGCACTTCTTCAGGTAGTTTAGAAAAACCCTTAAATTTATTAGGCACAGCTGCTCCGCCATTGGCAAACATCTGCCGTTGTAATAAAGCTCTGTTCATCATCCGAATAACCCTGCTTTCTGCGCCCCTGCTGCCGCTGATAATCCTGCAATACCGAGGCCTAAATATTGCTGAAACGGTGATACGTTAGGTGAAGTAGACTGTGTTATAGTCTGTTGTGTCGTTGGTGTTTTGCTATATATGTCTGACAAAAAGCCAAGTCTTTGATAAGGCTCATATATTTGTGCTAGATCACTTTGTCTTTGTGCATCTAATTTAGCCTGATCTTGTGCTTGTAATAACTGTCCTATTCTAAATGCACCTTCTACATCTCTTTGACCTAGACCTTGTACAGTCTCTCCAAGAGCTGCCTGTCTTAGACCAAGTTGCCCTTCTTGTCCTGCAAGAGCCGCGATGCCTTGTCCTAGTTGTGTTTGCCTTCCAAGTTCTCTTTCTGCTGCTTGTTGTGCTTGCATGAAGTTTTGCGCTTGCGCCTGTGCTAACGCAGCCGCTCTGTTTCTATCTATTTCAGAAGCTGCTATCTCACCTCTTGAGCCACCAAATGCACCTGCTCCTACAGCACCAGCTGCACTTGATCTTAACTGCCTGTCATATGCCCTGTTGATTTCATCTGCGATTGCCTGTTGAAAAGGGTTCATGTTACGAGCAATCATCTCTTGAGTTACTGGACCAGCACCAGCTCTTAATGCTGATTCAACACCGCCAAGCGTTTGCCCTGCTCCACCTAGCGTCTGTCCAGCCTGTTGTACAAATGGCATAAATGCGCCAACACCAGCTTCTGCCTGACGTCTAGCTGCTTCTTGAAGACCCGTGAGCCCTGCTACTTGTTGTGTTGGTAACGTAATCCCTTGATCTGCCAGTTTCTTTGCAGATTCTAGTAAACCTATTCGATACGCTTCTATTTCTGGCGTTTCTCTAACGGTTTGGATAACTTCTTCTTGTGCCATTATGCCATCGCCTTTCCACGCTTTTCTAGTTTACTCATCACACTATACATGTTTTTGATGCCTTTGTCTAAATTACCGTCACCTAGACCTTTTACAGCATCCGTTGTCATAACAAACTCGCCCGGCATTAACATAGCTCGCACGCTATCTTTGCCCGGTGTACCCTCTCTTGGACTTATACCACCATTACGTCTTGGAAATATCTCACCGCCCTCGGCTACATTTTGAGTGGAGACAGGGGGTAGAAAAGGATTTCTGGGAAAAACGGGAGCAGTATAGTCAAATCCATAACTAGTATCAGTTTCAAACGGTCCTTGTGCTGTTCTAACATCTATGTTGCCCACATTAAATCTGTCTGGATCTCTTCTGTATATATCAAATCCTGTCTCAAGAGGCGGTAGGGGTGTATCTTCTGGTGTATCAAAAGCTCCGGCTGCTGACAATCCTGCTATGCCCAGAGCTGCTGATGGACCAAATCTTCTAATAATACCGGGCCCTTCCTTACTCGCAATCTCTTTTGCAACTTTTATTTGAGCCTCCGTTGCATTTAAAGGATTAATACCTTTGTCTTTCAAAACATCAACAAAGTCTTTAGATTCAGGCATTAAAAAATCTTTGGTTTTAGCACCAAAGTCTTTTAAACTGTCATAGAAAGTTGAAGGTTTAGGAGGACCACCTTGGACTATTGGATTTAAATTTTCATCTAAAAAGACATTACCTTTTGGACCCATGTCAATAAAAGCAGCGTCGCTGTCAGCCGGTTTTATAAAACTAGCTTTTGTTAAACCATCTGTAGTGCCGGTTGGTGTAGTTTCACCTTTGAACAAATCTCTTACATTAGACGGTGCTGCGGCTGTGCTAGTCAAAGGCTCAAAACTACCTGAGCCAAGGGCTGCTTGAATGTTGCTTGTTCCTGCACCGACGTCAGCTGCTATGTTTTCGCCAAAGCCTGATACACCTGATTTGGGTCCTGAAAAACCCGCTGTCACTGCACCAGTAGCACCGCCAACAAAAGCTGACTTAAGGGCGTCCTTTACATCGCCGCCTTGCAATAGCGTTGTAATACCAGCACCTAATGCTCCTGAATATACGGCACCAAGGCCCGGTAAAAAGTAGTTAAGAGCCAAAGGCACTATGACAGGAGCTACTCTCTTGAGCGCCTTACCTACACCTTTTAAAGCTCTTCCAACACCTTTTGCAACAGAGCTGACAGCCTTTTTAGCTCCTTTAAATAACTTTTTAAGAAAAAACTCTGGTAATCCTGTGTCTGGGTTTAAACTATTCTTACTTGTGCCAACCACATATCTTTCTGGATCCTCTACACCAAGCTCACGCAAGTGCCCAAATATACTTTCTTTTAATTTTGGGTTACCTTCTATCAAGGCTCGTGGGACGATAAGCTCGCCTGTTTCCACATGAGCTACGGTATCATCGCCATAACGACCAAAGTTAGCCATCTCTTTACCAATGGCTTTAAACTGAGCTATGCCGTTCTGGCCATAAAGATCTTGCAATTCCTTTTCTTCAAGAAGCTTGATCTCTTCATCACTGTAAATGAAGTCAGCTATACCACCTGATGGTATGTCCTCTTGTTTAAGTGCTTGGTCCATGTTCCAAAGTCTACCTTATTTTATTTATTTGTTCAATCTTATATTCTTGACAACGCACTCGTTGTCACTCTCGTTTTTGACAGCTCCTGTATACTAGCCACAACATGTAATCTATTAGCTGTTGCAGCTTGCACTTTTAATATCTCACCACTTTGTAATATCAAATCTCTTGTAAGTAGTTCTATTGTGGTATTAGCTCCTACTGCTTTTACCTTAAATAAACTAAATGTATCACTACCATTCACAAGTTGTACTGTTATTGTGTCAGCATTACCGCTATCTTCAGAAACCAAAATAGAGTTTACTACCGCTGCATTGAAGTCGGCATCACTGGGAACTGTAAATAGCGTAGTTAAATCAGTGGTAGTTAGATCTAACTTTGCATTTGTAACACCTTGAATATACTGAGGAATACTGGTTATTAACATCAGCGCCTACCATCCTCTCTTATATCCACACGGGGAGTGCCTAACTTATATTTAGTTCCCAGCGATGTGGAATCAATTCTTAATGCAAAAGACCTACCTCGTAAACGATAATTTAATTTTTCTGTAAACTGCTCAACAGGGCTGGTAGCGGACCTTTGTGTAGTGGCTTGAGTTGTTTCATTAAAGTTTGCACCCGGATTGTTTCTTGACTTCATAGTAAAGGCTACATCAGGATTGACACTGGTAGATCCATTAAATGTAATGTCAGGTATAACTTGTTTTAAAAAAACAAACTTATCACCGTCTCCTATGTCAATCGCAGAAGATTCTATAAACGATGTCATAGCAGAGCCATCATCATCAAAACCTACTTCATGGTTATATAGATACTGATTGCCTGTCGCTTGAGGCAAATTTCTTATACCTCTGTCAATCCACGCATCTCTTGCTAGTGTCCCATAATACCAAACTTTTTCTAAATAATTGTAAGCAACATACTTATCTATCTGCGTGCCCGCCGATGATGGATAAAACCATAAGAGCTCACTAAACTCTGAATTAACCCCTACATGTACTTTGTCACGCTCTGCAAAATTAAAGTCTAGAAACACCTTATCTTTTACAGTGCAGGGCAGTTGTATTGTCTGGCCACCAGAGTAAACATAGAATGTATCAACACCCATCCAAAAAACTGCATCTTCTACAGCTATAGCCGAAAAAGGGCTCATAATAGTGATGTTTTTTGATAATTCTTGTAAACCAAACGTAAATGGTGGACCTATAAACTTCATAGCGTGTAGTGTTTTATTAGTGAAGACGAGTATCTGCTGTTTTGTTTCAACAGCTTGTACGAAGGTAGATCCACCACCTAACCTTAAATCACCTGCTGTATTTGTAGCAGTTGGGAAGAAATCCACTGGGTTTTCTTGTGAGGAGAAACGTATCAACAATGGATCTTGTATTCCATTTCCTATTGTAGCCGAAGACGTTGCACCTAATCCGTCACAACCAAAGACGATAACATGCCGGTCTTGGTCTGATACAAGCACTTGTTTAGCTACTGTTGGCACACTTGTTTCTCCAGAATATGTGCTTGTTGCGCTAAGTTCTACTGCTCTGTTGCCTAAACCATTTGTTTTATCCCAGTAAAATAAACCACCGTCTCTTGGGTTTATAATAATATCCTCACCAAAATTATCATGTGACCATAATCTAATTTGTGCTCCGGGGGTCGTGACACTTGCTGCATTACCCCATCCAACAAAATCATTAGCAGAGTCTGCGTTACCAGTCGCTAATCTTACAAGAGTATTGTCTGCGTGTGTGGCTGCATCTGTACCACTTGCACCTCTGGTTGATGGACCTCCACCCGTGCCTAAAGTGTTAGTGCTTATCGTGCCAACCGTAATCAGTTCTTCTTCTATTAGTATCAGATCACCGGCTGTGATCCCTGTTGCACTGTCTACATCTATTGCAGTTTCACTTGCGTCTAAGGCTTCATTAAGTTGTGTTGCCAAAGCACCAGAGGTTGTACCACTCCACTGACCTGCACCCCAACCAGTTCCACCGACTGTTACATCTAAACCAACATTCAATTGATATGCACCCACAACACTAGATCCACCATTACCAGTATCAGATGAATTAGCTGCTACACTTGATGTGATTGTGTAAGCATTAGAACTTATGATAGATGCGATTTGAAACTCTGCGTTAAGTATCGTAGCTGTTATAACTCCGCCTAAACTAACAGCACCAGAGAATGTTACAAAGTCTTTTTCATTTGCACCATGTGCTGGATCTGTAACGGTTATTGTTGTAGATCCGTTTGTCGCAGAAAAGGTTACATCGCCAGCACCTGTGGTATTTCTAATTGGTGTAATATCATTAAATGTCTGACCTTCTTCTACGTAGTATTTAAGATGTGTGCCAATACCCATGAAGTCAGAACCATCAAGAGCCACCCAGTTGTGTAGTCC